GTGCGGCGGCTTGCCTGTCGGCGGCTTCTCAGTTGGCGGCTTGCTCGTCGGCGGCTTGCCTGTCGGCGGCTTCTCAGTTGGCGGCTTGCTGGTTGGTGGGCGGTGCGTCGGCGGCCTATGTGTTGGCGGCTGGTGCGTTGGCGGGCGCTCTGTGATCGTAAATGTGCTGTCTGAGCCGTTGTCATCGCACGCGGGCATCGGGTCCGCGTCCGCCCGATACAGACCATGCGGCCATTTCGGCGTGTCCTGCGGGCACCTCGCCCATCCCCTGATTGCGTAAACAACGGCGGAAAGAACGGCTGGCCGGGCAATCTCGTACTTCCCAATCGGCGCGTCGTAGTCTTGGATTGGCTCCGGCTGAGCGACGCAAGCCGCGAGTGCCAGAGGGAATATCAATACAATTTTCTTCATGCGGTTTCCTGTCGTCTTGGTTGTGATGTGGAGTTTGTTATTGCTCGTTTTTTCACCAGTAGTCGTCACCCCTGAATTCTTCCCAGATGCAAACAATCATAGTGGCAACTGTTATAGGCCAAATGGCCGCCATGATCACGGATATTACGAGCATCACCTCTATATTCTCGTCACGGGATCGAGCGCCGTATGAAAGGATGAGTATCGAGCAACAAATCCACGTAACGAAGAAACCGATCAGATACGCGTCCATGTAGTTCATTCGGTGAGCCTCTTGTGCATAAGTGTGTGGATACAGCAACTAGATTTGCCGACCTCCCCCTAATCCATAAAAAGTGGACGAACTAAATGCAAGAAATAAATCAGAATAGTGACGCAGTCGGGGAAGAATGGTACGCAAATCAGGCAAACTGAAGGGAGGTGATTTCCTGTGGAGACGCCAGATAGCTTGAAGTGGCTTTTCGGCCCGACCATCGACGTCAAAGAAGCGCTCATCACGGCAGCAGCCGTTGTGATCCTTCTCGGTGCATTGTTCGGCGGTTGACCGAGTAAACGCACGCGGGTAATGGTAACGAAACCTGCTGTGTAAAAAATGCACAGCCGGGGTGGCCGCTTCTGGTCGCCCCCGCACCACCCAAAGGAACGACCATGAACAGCAATCTCTCATCATCCTCTAGTCTTTAGGCTGGTGGATCGGGCAGGTGCCCGGAGACGACTGCTAATCGTTCTGTTCCCTCACACGGAATGTGGATCGAGACCACCGCCAGCCGCCACCCAACGGATGGTCCCGCCGTGTGGACGGCAAGCGGTGTCGAATACCGTGCTGGCTCCGAGAGGATGGGGGTTCGACTCCTCGGCCATCCGCCAAATATAGCGCACTTACCCACACCTAGTGGTTTGATGTTGACTTACGGCTAGTTATTGGATTTCTGTAGTCTCGGAAACGGAATTGGGCTTTTGGTCCTTTTTCCTCTCACTGTTCCTCCTTCAAACTGCGCTCACGTTGAAAAACGAGGGCGTTTTTTTTCGCTCGATCCGGACACCCGAGCGGCATTGACCCCCCAAGTTGGCCGTAAAGGTGCAGTGGCCAGCCCTGCTTAACTCCCTGTGGTGGGGCTGGTCGCGGCAAATCAAAATGACTCACCAAGGACATATCTTCTCTACGCGCAGAGGCAGGAAGTTACGCTTACGCGTCATCAAGCGCGATCTCTTTACATGCCAAATGTGCCGTATCCTCGTTTTCAGGGGCCGTGATGAGCCGAATACAGCGGTGGTGGATCACACCATTCCTGTGGAACTGGCTCCGGAACTTGAGTGGGACGCGGACAATCTCAGGACGGTCTGCAAATCCTGCCATGACGGGCCGTGCCAGACCATCGGAAAGCGACACAAGGGTAAACCGGACGCAATCAAAAACGCAAAGCTTAACTACAAACCGGGGGGGCAAATGGTGCTGGGACACGACGAGACGGGCAGACCTCTCGATCCCACGCATCCTTGGAATTCATGAAAGATATTAAACCAGATTACGGCCTGATATTTAAGGATGAGCGGGTCGATCACGCCGACGAGGCTTACAACGTCGCGCGTGAACACCTCGTTTCAACCGGGAACGTTTCAATCCCAAGACTTCGGATGGTCGACCGTTATGCGAGGGCATATGCGGAGTACCTCTGGCTGTATCCGGATGTCGTAGATGAAGGCGGCGCGATACAAGTGGGGCCAAACGGCGGCGACGTGTTCAATATGAATTGGACCGTTATCGAAAAGCTGAATGATCGCATCGCCAAGTTTGAGTTGAAGCTTGGCATGGACGTGGACAAGGCAGACCCGCCAACGAATAGGCCGTCAACGAGGACGGCGGCCGATGATTACCTAGATGGTTAGCGACCCGACGACCGATTACGCAAAGCGCGTACTGTCTGGCTCCATCGTTGCGGGCGCATTGGTAAAAGGGCAATGCGAGCGTCACCTAAGAGATCTGAAGGAAGGCCCGAAGCGCGGCCTTGCTTGGGATGTTGGCAAAGCGAACCATGCAATGAACTTCTTCCCGTCAGTATTGACGGTGACGGAGGGTGTGAAGTCCGGTAAGCCTTTCGAACTGCTGGCGTGGCATGTTTTCGTCGTCGGCTCGATCTACGGCTGGCAGGATGTGGGCGGCTTTCGAAGGTTCCGATCTGTCTGGCTTGAGACCGGCAAGGGGCAGGCAAAATCGCCGCTAATGGCGGGGCTTGGCCTCTACGAATTAATCGGCCGCAAGAATAAGCGGGCGGAAGTCTACGCAATTGGTGAGGATAAAAAGACAGCGAACGTCATGTTTCGGGACGCAGTCGCAATGTGTCGATCAGACATACCCGGCAAAGACGAAGGCGAGTCTCTGGAGGCCACGGGCCGCGTTAAAATTCGCGGCTTCGGTGACAACGCGTGGAAGATAGAACATCCGAAGTCGTCCTCCAAGTTTGAGCCGGTAGCAAACAGCGATACGATCTCTGGGCCAAAGCCGGTCTTGGTGCTGGCCGATGAGATCCACGAAATGAAGACGAACAAAGCCATTTCGATATGGCGAGCGGCCATCACGAAGATGTCCGGTGATCCAATGATGGTGTTGGGGACAAACACACCCTCCGTCGATCAGCATGTGGGCACAGAGTACAGTGAGTTCTTTCAGCGTGTTGTTAAGGGCGAGGCCAGCGACGATTCGGCGTTTGCCTATATCGCACGCACCGATAAGGACGACGATCCGTTCAACGATGAAAGCTGCTGGCTGAAGTCACTGCCCGCGCTGGACATAACGTATCCGCGAGAAAACGTCAGGAAAGAAGTCGAGACGAGCAAGCACATGCTCTCGACGCAACTGACAACAAAGCGACTGTACTTCGGCATCCCGGTCGGAACCGCAGGGTTTTGGATATCCGAAGAAGCTTGGGGTTCGACGCAGGGAGAAGTGGATGAAACCGGCTTGGTTGGCCGCACGCTTCACCTGTCTTTGGACTTGTCGGAAAAGAATGACCTGACCGCGCTCTCTGGCTGCTGGGAAGGCGAGCAGTTGGAAGTGAAAACTTGGTATTGGTCTTGTGAAAACGAGATCGCCGAGAAGTCGACACGAGATCAAATCCCTTACCGCGAATTGGAAGCGGCCGGGGAGATTACGATCACCAAGACAAGGACAATTGATTACACGTTCGTCGCGGACCAAGTGAAGAAACTTTGGGCGAAGCACAAGGTTGAGCAGCTTGTCGTGGACTCGGCATTCATTCAGGACTTTATGCGCGCCTGCGATGATATCGGCTTCGCGGTCTGGATGTACGAAGGGCCTGATGAGCCGCAGGGCAAGGGCCTGAAGATCGTTCGCCACACGCAGGGTAAGCGCGTGGTCTTCGAGGAAAAGATGCTGTGTATGCCGGTCTCGATCCGGCACCTAGAGGACCACATCCTCAAGGGAACTCTGAAAATTGATGCGAAGCGCCTGACAACAATCTGTGCTTCGAACGCGGTTTTGGATGCCGACGCCCAGAAAAACAAGGCGTTTGCTAAGAACCGTTCCCGTGGTCGCATCGACGGCATGGTGACTATCGCTATGGCTGTTGGTTCTGCGACCGCTTCAATGGAAGCCGAGCCTCAGAAGCAATTCCAGATGCTTGTATTCTAACCCGAAAGGAACCGCGCATGACCCATCGTCGCGCTTTTTCCACCTTGGAAATCAAGGGGATGCACGAGGAAGACGGTAAAGGGATAATTACCGGAATTGCCTCCACGCCTTCGCCCGACCGTGTTGATGACGTCGTGGTCTCAACCGGGGTGCAGTTTAAATTGCCGATCCCGCTTCTGTGGCAGCACAACTCAGGTGACCCAATTGGTCACGTGGTGGAGGCCACAGTGAAAGAGGACGGCATCGAGATCGTCGCAGAGGTGGCGCGTGGTGTCACAGACGATATCGACAAATACTGGAAGCTGATCAAAGCGGGCCTCGTCCGAGGTCTCAGCATTGGCTTCCGTGGTCTCGATGCAGAAATGATCGACGACACATGGGGCATCCGCTTCAACACATGGGAATGGCTGGAACTGTCAGCCGTCACCATCCCCGCAAATTCAGAGGCAAGCATTCAGAGTGTAAAGCACTTCTATGAAAAGCCTCCCAAGAACATCGCTAAGGAACTTGTCGAGCAGACAGCCAAAAGTGATGCACCCGCCTCGAAAGCCGCGTCTGGCAATTCGGGCGAACAGAAGCAGACCGGCGTCCCGGTCAAAACGCAACCTGTCAGCCTGACTAAAAGAGAAAGGGGCAATGACATGAATATCCAAGAACAAATCGCCGCAATGGAGGCGAAGCGTAACGCAAACGCCGAGGCAATGTCGGCAATCCAAGAAAAGGCCGCTGATCGCGGTGAAACCAAGACTGTCGAAGAAAAAGAGCAGTTCAAAGATCTGGCGCAAGAGAACGTCCAGATTGATGAAGAACTGACCGATCTTCGCATGCTTGAAAAGCAGTCGCGCACTACGGCGAAAGCTGTTGAGCCGACACAGTCGGCAACTGAAGCATCGGCCCTTCGCGACCCGCGCGCTCCGGCACGCGTGAAGCGTCATGAGAACCTTCCGAAAGGCATCGGCTTCGCTCGTTATGCCAAGGTGAAGGCGCTCGCCAAGCTTGACGGAGAAAGCGTTCGTGAGAAGGCCCGTGAAATGTACGGGGAAGACTCCAACGTTTATGGTGCGTTCACCAAGGCCTCTGTCACAGCCGGTGGTACAGCCTCCGGCAATTGGGCAGAAAACCTCGTTTCGGATGAGACTTCGGTCTTCGCCGACTTCGTGGAATACCTGCGCCCTATGACGGTCCTCGGCAAGTTCGGCACGGAAGGCATCCCGTCTCTCCGCAATGTGCCATTCGATACGCCGTTGCTTGGTCAAACGTCCGGCGGCAATGGCTACTGGGTTGGTGAGGGTGCTGCGAAGCCTCTGACGCAATTCGGTTACAGCCGCACCTCGCTTCAGGAGTTGAAAGTTGCAACCATCGCGGTTGTCACTGAAGAACTTCTGCGTCGCTCGTCCATTTCTGCGGATGAGAACGTGCGTGACCAACTTGCTGCCGCTGTTGCGGAGCGCATCGACCAAGACTTCATCGACCCAGCTAAAGCTGCTGTCGTTGGGTCGTCCCCGGCTTCGATCACGAACGGCCTCACGCCTGTCACGTCGACCGGCAACACGGCTGATGCGGTTCGTGAAGATGTTCGTCTACTCATGAACACATTCATCGCAGCAGACAACGCACCAACGACTGGTGTCTGGGTAATGTCGTCCACGACAGCGCTTGCGCTTTCGCTGCTTCAGAACCCACTTGGTCAGGGCGAATTCCCGGCAATCAGCATGATGGGCGGCCGCTTCCAAGGTCTTCCGACCATCGTCTCTGAGTACGTCCCAAGTGTTTCGGCTGGCAGCTACGTCGCTCTGGTCAACGCACAGGACATCTGGTTCGCAGACGAAGGTGGTGTTCAGGTCGATATGTCCCGCGAAGCCTCGCTTCAAATGGACGACGCTCCAACTGGCGATTCAATGACGCCGACTGGAACTTCGATGGTCAGCCTTTGGCAGACTAACTCGGTCGGTTTCCGCGCCGAGCGCATCCTGAACTGGGCAAAGCGTCGGCCATCGGCTGTTGCTCTGCTTGACTCCGTGACTTGGGGCCAGCCGTAAGTTCTGATAGGTTAAATTGATATGAGCGGGGGCGGTTACCGCCCTCGCTCTTTTTTGCGCCTACCGGACAAAGGATCGAACCGTGAAAAAGAATAGCACCTACATGGATAGAGCCATGCAGCATCGAGACCCTCGCTTTGCGCGAATTCTCGGCAAGCTTGGGTACACCACAACAGATATGGCGAAGGCTGAAACCAAGCCTGAGCCGAAGCTGGAGCCGGTGGAAGACACCGCAGCGGACCTGACCGCTATGCGCTCCGCTTATAAAGAGGCGTCTGGCAAATTCGCGCACCACACATGGGATATCGCGGCCATCAAGGCGAAACTTGAGGCGATGGACCCGCCAGCAGATGATGGTGATGACGACGAGATCGAGGAAGATGTATCGTGAACATCTTTGGCCTTCGGCTATTTGAAGGCGGCGGTAAAGAAAGCAAGGCGCTAGATCCAATCACCGCTTCTCGCGGCGGATGGTATCGGCTCTTTGAGAGTTACGCTGGCGCTTGGCAACAGAACGTTGAAGTCGACGTCGATACAGCGCTCACGTACCACGCGGTCTACTCCTGCATGACGCTCATCGCTAACGACATCGCCAAGATGCGCGTGAAGCTGATGGAGCAGCAGAAAGGCGGCATCTGGGTCGAGACAACGAACCCTGCTTATACGCCCGTCCTTCGCAAGCCAAACCCGTATCAAACGCGCATTCAGTTCTTTGAGAACTGGATGCTATCGCGACTCTCGTGGGGCAACACGTATGTCCTGAAAGAGCGTGATGGACGCGGCGTTGTGACGGCTATGCGCATCCTTGATCCCTCGCGATGCACACCAATGGTGGCGGACAACGGAGACGTCTACTACCAGCTAAGAACCGATAACTTGTCGGGACTTGGGCAAGACGTCGTGGTTCCGGCCAGCGAGATAATCCACGACCGGCAGGCTTGCATTTATCACCCCCTTATTGGCGTCTCACCGATTGCGGCCGCTGGTGTGGCTGCGATGCAGGGCCTCAACATGCAGCAGAATGCCACGAACTTCTATGGCAACTCAGCTATGCCGGGCGGCGTACTGCAAGCGCCGGGCGAAATCAGCCAGCCCACGGCAGATCGACTTAAAGCGACTTGGGAAACCAAGTTCACCGGAGACAACTCCGGTAAGATCGCTGTTCTCGGCGATGGACTGGAATTCAAGCAACTGACCATGACCGCGCGTGACGCACAAACCGTTGAGCAGATGAAGTGGACGGGCGAAGTGGTTTGCTCCGCCTTCCATGTGCCCGGATACAAAGTGCAGGTCGGCTCACTCCCCACCCATGACAATATTGAAGCGATGGAGTTGGCCTACTATCAACAGGCGCTTCAGCGGCCTATCGAAGACATCGAATTGGGTCTTGTCGAGGGCCTTGGTCTTCTATTGCCAAAAGACAACAAGCAGTACGGCATCGAGTTTGATATCGCCGCGTTGCTCCGCATGGATAGCAAATCCAAGATGGAATATCTTGGTATGGGTATCGAAAAGAGCATCTTGTCTCCTAACGAGGCTCGTCACCAATTGAACTATGGTCCTGTTTCTGGCGGTGAGCAGCCGCTCGCTCAACAGCAGTATTACTCGCTCGAAGAACTGGCGAAGCGCGATTCACTGGACGTGAAGCCAGCGGCCCCAGAGCCGATCCCGCCTGTGCCGACCGAAGACAACGAGGACGATGAGTCCATGAATGAACGCGCCATCGCGGCGCTGCGATTTAAGATGGCGGAGGAATTCTATGCCCAAGCTTGACGTGGACCGCCTTGCGAGTGAACTGGTCACCGGGACCAAGTTATTCATTAAAAAGCAAATGGAGCGATTTGAGGCGCGATTTACTGCGCTGGAGAAACGCTTTGAAGATATCCCCGTTCCGAAGGACGGAAAAAACGGTATCGACGGGAAGGACGCTGATCCGAAAGAGATCGCCGAGAGCATCCGGGAGCAGGTCTCAGGTGAGATCAAGTCTCTGAGCGAGGCTGTGGCTGCCATACCCGCCGCCAAGGATGGCGACAAGGGTGACGCAGGCGAGGCAGGTCAGGATGGCCGTGACGGCGAGGACGCGTCTCCGGAGGACGTAGCCAACATCTTAGTCAACCGCAAAGACTTCATGGTTGAGGTCAAGGGCGACAAAGGTGACCCCGGCAAGCGCGGCCAGCGCGGCGAAAAGGGTGACCGAGGCGAGTCCGGCTCAGATGGCCGCAATGCGGATGACTCCGCCGTGGCTAAGATACTGATGGGCGCAAAAGACTTCCGCGACATGGTTATGGGAGAAAAGGGCGACAAGGGAGACCTTGGCGAGCGCGGCCTGCGCGGCGAGAAGGGCGAGGCTGGCGAAGACGGAACCGATGCTGAGCCGGAAGATGTCGTCGACATCCTTTTGAAGTCCACCAGCTTCATGTCGACCATAAAGGGCGAGACGGGCGACAAGGGCGACATCGGTGAGCGCGGCGAGAAGGGCGAGGCTGGCGAAGATGGAGCCGATGCCGAGCCGGAGGCCGTGGTCGGGATCCTGATGAAGTCAGACAGCTTCTGGGCGGCCGCAAAAGGCGAGACCGGCGAAAAAGGCGACACCGGAGAGCGCGGCGAAAAGGGTGAAGCGCCAGATGTCTCCAGCATTGTCATGGCGCTGAAGTCAGATCCGGAATTCCTCACCCTAGTGAGCGGCGAGAAGGGCGAAAAAGGCGACGCGGGCGAGAAGGGTGACACGGGAGATTCAGGCAGCAATGGGGAACGCGGGGAAAAAGGCACGAAGGGAGAAGCGGGCGAGAAAGGTGACAGCGGTCAGCGCGGCGAAAAAGGCGATCCGGGCAAGGATGGCTCGGATATCAAGAGTACAATCAAGGACGCCAACGGCCACCTGATACTCACCCTTTCAGACGGCAATACCATTGATGTAGGTCGGGTGGTTGGCTACGACGGCACAGACGGTGCTAAGGGTCTGGAC